TCACGTTGTCAGAACTGGTGCTGGTAACTATTCCACTCAGTCTGACTTAACTATATCTCGCATTAGCGTATCCACTTACGCCACAATCCCTAACAAGTTAGCACAAGGTCGCCCCATTCAAGTGTGGGTTCGTAGACTACGGGATAACCCTAAGATTGTCGTATGGCCTGTACCGAATCAAGGCACAGAAGAAGAGCCGTATTACATTTTCAAATACTGGCGTATGCGCCGTATTGATGACGCAGGTACGGGCGCAAACACTCAGGACGCAAACTTCAGGTTCTTGCCAGCGATTGCGGCGGGACTGGCTTATTACATTGCAATGAAGATGCCTGACTTGACTGCGCGTTTACCGATGCTTAAACAAGAGTACGAGTTCCAATTTGACTTAGCGGCACAAGAGGATCGCGAGAAGGCTTCAGTGCGGTTTGTGCCGCGTGTGATTGGTATCCGGAGTTAGTTGTGGGCAATAAGTTTGCGTCCGATAATAAAGCAATTGCAGAGTGTGATATTTGCGGCTTTCGGTATAAACTACGGACACTGCGTTATCTTATTGTTAAGACTAAAACCACTAACATTAAGGCTTGTAATGAATGCTGGAGTCCCGATCAGCCGCAGCTTCAGCTTGGCATGTGGCCTGTCGATGATCCTCAAGCAATTCGTAATCCGCGACCAGACTTTACGGGTTATCCACAGAGTCGGTCACAAGTTATAGAAGCAGTAGGCATGACAACTACTTCGTTTGTTGGGCAAGTTACAATTTCTTAGGAGCCTATCATGGCAAAAAGCGCAGATGGCGTAGCAAAAAAAGGCAAGACAGACACCAAAAATTTTGGCACAACTGATGCTAAAGTTTTGGGCATGAAGGGCGGCAAAAAAGCTGCTGGCGTTTCATCTGAGTCGATGAAATCAATGGGTCGCAACTTAGCCCGCGTTGCCAATCAGGGGTAATCATGGGTAAATTTAGTCAAAAGATGATGGGCAAAGAAGTGGGTCCCGCATCTGTTTACGCCAAACCCCACACAATGAGCGGTGGCAAGATTAACCCGCAGAAAGCTGTGAGTGGCGCGGTTGACCCTAATACATTAGCCGCAAAAGACATTGGCTGTGGCATGCCCGCTGCGCGTGTAAGCTCAGGCGACCCCGGACGCGATGACGTAAAAACTACTGGCATCCAAGTACGTGGCGGCAAAGCGCAGACTAAAGGCAAAATGGCTAGAGGTCCGATGGCATGAACTATGCGTCTCTCATAGCCAATATTCAAGACATTTGCGAGAACTCGTTTACCGCAGATGAATTGGCTATGTTCACGCAGCAAGCCGAACAGAAGATTTACAACACTGTTCAGATTTCAAACCTTCGCAAAAACGTTACTGGCACACTTACCACTAACAACAAATACCTTTCTGCACCGGGCGATTTCTTGTCTGTGTACTCACTGGCTGTGATTAAAACTGATGGCTCGTATGAGTTTTTGCTTAACAAAGACGTTAACTTTATTCGCCAAGCGTACCCCACGCCAACAAGCACAGGAACCCCCAAGTATTACGCCATCTTCGGACCGAACAGTAGCTCGGTGACCGATCTAAGCCTGATTCTTGGACCCACGCCAGATGCAACGTATTCGGTGGAGCTTCACTATTTTTACTACCCTGAGTCAATTGTGACTGCGAGTACGTCTTGGCTAGGCGACAATTTTGACTCTGCTCTGCTCAATGGCGCATTGGTTGAAGCTTTACGCTTTATGAAGGGCGAGCCTGAGACTACCGCTGTATACGACAAACTTTACTTGCAATCAATCATGTTGCTCAAAGGCTTGGGCGATGGTAAGCAGCGTCAAGACTCTTATAGGTCGGGTCAATTCCGTCAGGATGTGACATGATTACGCAAACCATTGTAAATTCGTACAAGAAGGGTTTGCTAGAGAGCGTATTCAACTTTAGCAGCACCACTACGCAAGTCTTTAAGATCGCGCTCTATACGTCTGCTGCGACCCTTAATGCGGATACCACGGCGTACTCGACAAGCAATGAGTCTACGGGTACAGGCTATACGGCAGGTGGTAAGGTTTTAACTATATCAACTTACCCTACGCTTGCAAACAACGTGGCGTTTATGAGCTTTGATACCGTAACGTGGTCTGTCACTTCGACTACGGCGCGTGGTGCGTTGATTTATAAGTTTGATGGTGTAACCAACCCAGCTATTGCCGTGTTAGATTTTGGTGAAGACAAGACAACTTCTGGCGGTAACTTTGTTATTAACTTCCCATTAGCCGACTTTCAAAATGCAATTGTACGTTCAGCATAAGGACCAAAAATGTTAACCGAAAAATCAATTATGTCAGACCAAGTGGCGAGTACTGTAACGCTTGGTTCGCAGTCTGTAGACAAAGCATCAGCGACTGGCGTTTATAAGATTCAATGCCATGATGCTTCAGGTAATCTGAAGTGGGAAGCTGAGTCAAAGAACCTCGTGGTCAACGTTGGCTTGCAAGACATGAACGCCAAATACTTTACAGGCAGTTCTTACACAGCAGCTTGGTATATTGGTCTATACGGTGCTGCGGCATCAAACAACCCAGCAGCCTCCGACACCATGTCTTCTCATGCAGGATGGACGGAGGTTGTACCGTATAGCAACGCTACACGCCCTGTATGCACGTTTGGTACACCTACTACAGCTAACCCTTCGGTAGCTACAAACTCAGCTTCACCTTCGTCATTTAGCATTAACGCAACCTCTACGGTTGGCGGTGCATTTTTGACAAGTAACAGCACAAAGAGTGGCACAACGGGTACATTGTATTCGGCAGCAGACTTTGGCTCGCCCGGTGATCGCTCGGTTGCTTCGGGTGACGTTCTTACTGTGACTTACACACTTTCATTGGCGGGCTAATCATGTTTAAAAAAGGCGAAGTCGTTAAGGCTAAAGCTGTTATTCCTTCAGGTCCTGTCCAAGCATTGCGCTTTAATGATGAAGGCAATGTTGAGTATTTGGTTGAGTGGACAGATGTGAATGGTAACGCGCAGCAACGGTGGTTTACTGAAGACCAACTAGAGGCTTGAGATGGCTGAAGGCGGCTGGGGTTCTGGTACTTGGGGTCAAGCTGGTTGGGGCATGTCGGTCTATCCCCGCCCTATCAGTGAAACCTCAACTGCAACAGACGCAGACGCAGCGGGTCAAACTTTTGTAAGCGCAATAAGTGAAGCGTCTAGTGCCGTAGATACGGTTGTTTCTGGTGGTTCTTTTGGCGCAAATGTAAGCGAAAGCTCCGCAGCAACAGATAGCGTAAGTAGTAAGGCAACATTTGGGGCTTTTGTATCGGAGTCGGCAACGGCAACCGATTCAATTGCAAGCAACGCTACTTTTGGCGCAGCGGTTAGTGAAGCAAGCTCGGCGGTAGACGCAATAAATGCAGGTGCTATTTACGCAAGGGCAGTCAACGAGACAAGTTCGGCAGCAGACTCTTTAGGTGTTGGATTTTTGTTTAACGTACCGGTAGCAGAAACATCTACGGCAACAGATAGCATAAATTCATTTAACACCATAGGAGCCTTGGTTGATGAAGCGGCAAGTGTTTCAGAAGTTAACACTGCAAAAGTTAATTTTGGTGTGTCGGTAGACGAATCGGCAAGTGTTACCAGTACACTAGGATTATTAGGCGTCTTTTTAGCCTCAGTACAAGAGAACGCAACAGCTTCAGATCAGGCTGCTTCGGCGTTTTTGTGGACTTTAATAAATGACACGCAGAACGCAAACTGGCAAAATATCAATGACACACAGTCCGCAGGCTGGACAGACGTTGTAACGTAAGGATTACTATGACAACCGCTTATACCCCGATTCTGCAACTAGCCCTCCCCGTTACAGGTGAACTAAACGGCACTTGGGGCGATGTAGTCAACAACAACATTACGTCAATGGTTGAACAAGCCATTGCGGGTCTTGCCACGATTAGCACTTGGACAACACAGAGCCATACCCTCACCACAGCTAACGGAACTACAGACGAAGCACGTTGTGCCATCCTTGAGTGTTCAGGCGCACCGGGTGCAGCAGCTACAGTTATCTGCCCTGCGTTTTCCAAAGTCTACATTATCAAGAACTCGGTGACAGGCGGCTACGCAGTTACGTTGAAGACCTCTGCCGGTACTGGGATTTCAGTAGCTAACGGCACGACTGCGGTGTTGTACTGTGATGGTACGAACGTGGTGTCTGCGGCAACGGCTACAACATTCAGTGCAGGTACTACAGGGTTAACCCCTAGCACAGCAACAAGCGGTGCAGTGACTCTTGCGGGTATCTTAGCTCTAGCTAATGGCGGCACGAACGCTAACCTTACGGCTGTAGCTGGCGCTATTCCTTACTCAACTGCGTCCGCTCTTGCTCTATCTGCTGCGGGTACATCGGGGCAGGTATTAACATCAAACGGCGCAAGCGCACCCTCATGGTCTACTCCTGCGGGTGGCGTAACACTTGCCAATGACACATCAACAACTTCAAACCTTTACCCCACGTTTGCTGCGGCGACTTCAGGTTCTGTGTCAACCGTTTACACGGGCAATGCCAAGCTGTTGTATAAGCCAAGCACGGGCGAGCTGCAATCTACTGCAATGGTATCAAGCAACGGCATCACGGTTAACTCGTCGATTGTTGCGGCTGACTATACCATCGGCACAAACTTTAACGCTGTCTCGGCGGGTCCAATCACAATCAATTCAGGTGTGACCGTGACTGTTGCATCTGGTTCAGTCTGGGCGATTGTGTAATGGGACTGCGCCTCAAAGCCTTTTCGCTAGGTACGGTTGAGGTCAACCCTGTTGACACAGCATCTAACGTGTCTGTGAACGTGCAGGCAGCGAATGGTGTGTTGTCGTATGCAGACTCGGCGACTGGCGGTTTGTACTTGCCTTCGGGTACTACGGCGCAGCGTCCTGCAAGTCCTGCGACAGGGCAGATGCGATACAACACTGACCTTGGTTATGCTGAGTTCTATGCGTTAGGTAATTGGTTTGCTGTGGGCGCTACTCCTACTTATCCTGTGCCGTATTTAATTGTGGCTGGTGGCGGTGGTGGCGGAACTTATGGTGGCGGCGGTGGCGCAGGTGGTCTTTTAGCAAGTACCGCTAATTTAGCTCCAGCTACGGTTTACACCATTACCGTGGGTGCAGGCGGTCGAGGTGGTTCGGCTGCTCAAGGTCGGCAGGGTGTTAGCGGATCAAACTCATCACTGACGGGAATTACCGCAGCAGTGGGTGGTGGCGGTGGCGGTGACGCTTGGGGTGGATATACAGCACTTAACGGCGGGTCGGGCGGCGGTACAGCGGGCTACGGAAACGGTACAGGCACTTCTGGTCAAGGTAATAACGGCGGCACAACACCGTATGGCGGCGGTGGTGGTGCGGGTGCGGTCGGCGGAAATGGAAATGCGGGAACATCTGCAGGTGCAGGTGGTGCGGGGTCAGCATCCTCGATTACAGGCTCTAGCGTTACATATGCTGGTGGGGGTGGTGGATATGATTACAACGGATTCGGTGCAGCGGGCGGTTCGGGCGGTGGCGGGGCAGGTGCGGCTAACGGAACATCAAACGGTAGTGCTGGTACAACTAACTTAGGCGGTGGTGGTGGTTCATGTAATCAAGCATACACGGGCGGTGCTGGCGGTTCAGGCGTAGTCATCCTATCAGTACCCACGGTGTACTACTCAGGCACAACCACAGGCTCACCAACAGTCACTATTGTTGGATCAAATACAGTATTAAAATTCACCTCGTCGGGTTCTTACACGGCATAAGGAATAGATATGGCAGGCAGCGTAAAACTTAATGCACCATCCGGCGGCTCAGTCTCACTGAACGCTGTTGATACTGCGTCGAACTTTGTCATGCAAGTACCTGCTGCGGCTGGCATCTTAATTAACGCTGACTCTGCTACGGGTGCGGCACAACTTCCTGTTGGCACGACTGCGCAACGACCTGCTTCGCCTGCTACTGGGCAGACTCGGTACAACAGCACAACGAACCAACTTGAGATTTATTCTTCGGGGGCATGGAGCGCATTAGGGATTTATACAGCGTCTTACCTTGTTGTAGCGGGTGGCGGTGCAGGTGGCAATGCTTCGGCAGCACTTAATGGTAGTGCAGGCGGTGGTGGTGCTGGTGGTTTACTAAATTCGTCAACTTCTTTTACTCCGGGTACGGCGTACACAATTACTGTAGGCGCGGGTGGAGCCGGAACAACCAACACCACCGGCAATAACGGAGCTAATGGCAGCAACTCAGTTATAAATGGTATTGCTACTGCTATAGGCGGTGGCGGGGGCAGTTACCCAACAGCAGCCGCAAGTGGTGGATCAGGCGGTGGTGGTGGAACAGGGCTTGCCGGTGGCGCGGGAACATCAGGACAAGGTAACTCGGGTGGCACGGGCGCGTCTAATGGTTCGGGCGGTGGTGGCGGAGCGGGGGCTGCTGGTACTAATGCTTCTGGAAACACAGGCGGCGCTGGCGGTGTTGGTGTATCGGTAATAATTACAGGCTCTGCTGTTTTCTACGCAGGCGGTGGCGGTGCTGGTGGTAGCGCCTCAGCTTCATCAAGCTCTGGGGGAAACGGCGGTGGTGGTGCTGGTGGGGGTAACGGCGCTAATGGCAACAACGGAACTGCAAATACCGGCGGCGGCGGCGGTGCTGGTGGAGCTAGAGATGGTGGCACTGGGACAAGTGGTTCTGGTGGGTCAGGGATCGTGGTTATTTCATACCCCGGCGCACAACGTGGTACTGGCGGAACCGTAACTAGCTCAGGCGGCAACACAATCCACACCTTCACCACATCTGGCACATTTACGGCATAAGGAAAGAACATGACAGCATATGTAGGCGGCACAACGGGCTTCGGTCCTCCATCATGGACAACGGCGTTGCGCCCATCAAGTCCTGTAAACGGGCAATTGGGGTGGAATAGTACGCTTAGTCAATTGGAAAGTTGGACAGGCTCGCAATGGCAGCAGATTACTTCGTTGCTGTATTCGGCTAGTTACCTTGTTGTGGCTGGCGGTGGCTCTGGCGGAGGTTGCGGTGGTGGCGGCGGCGCAGGTGGCTTGTTAACAGGGACAACTTCTTTTAATTCTGGCTCACTTTATACTATTACGGTTGGGGCAGGTGGTGCAGCTAGTACATCAACATCTTCAGGTTCAGTAGGTGGTAATTCTTCTATTGCTGGAAATGTCGTTTCAAGCGGCGGCGGTTATGGTGGAGTGGGTGGTGCAAGCAATGTAGATGGTGGCGCTGGTGGGTCAGGCGGTGGCGGTGGCGGGGCTAATTCTGTTGTTAGTAGGGTTGGAGGGGCAGGAACATCTGGGCAAGGCTTTGCAGGTGGCGCATCTTCAAATAGTGCAAATTATGGTGCAGGAGGCGGCGGCGGTGCTTCCGCAATCGGTGCAAGTGCTGTAACTGGAACTTCTGGCGTTGGTGGTGCAGGATCATCAAATTCTATTAGCGGTTCATCCGTAACTTATGCTGGTGGGGGCGGCGGCGGTGCTTATACTAGCGGAATTGCTGGTGCAGGCGGTGCTGGCGGTGGCGGTGCTGGCGGTGCAGCCACTTTAGTCGGAACGGCAGGCACTGCTAATACTGGCGGCGGCGGCGGCGGCGGGGGCACTCCTGCTGCAGGTGGCACAGGTGGCTCAGGCATTGTAATCATTTCCTACGCAGGCGCACAAAGAGGCACAGGCGGCACAGTCACATCAAGCGGTGGAAACACTATTCACACATTTACATCTAGCGGTACTTATACAGCTTAATTAAGGAGACCATCATGGGTCATTTTGCAAAGGTAGTTGATTCAAAAGTGGTTCAAGTCATCGTTGCTGAACCAGAATTTTTCACGACATTCGTTGACTCAAGCCCCGGTCAATGGATTCAAACGTCATACAACACGCACGGCGGTCAGCACCCAGAGGGTCGTCCTCTGAGAAAAAATTATGCAGGCGTGGGTTACACCTACGATGCCGTGCGTGATGCGTTTATTGCACCAAGTCCATTTGCGTCTTGGCTGCTGAACGATGACACCTGCTTGTGGGAAGCGCCTGTAGCTATGCCTGCTGACGGTAAATCGTATGAGTGGAGTGAAGCCACGACTTCGTGGAAAGAATTGGTTACGGCTTAATATGCCAATGAAACCCAAACCTTTGCCGAGCATGGAAACCTTGAACTCGCTGTTTGAGTTTAAGGACGGTGTGCTTTACAACAAACCCGATAGACCGTATCCGGCAAAGGCGGGACAACCCGTGGGTTATGAAATCGTTGGGTATCAGTTTGTTGACGTAAAGCGACAGAAGTATGCCGTTCACCGCATTGCGTTTTATATGCACCACGGTTGGGTTCCAGATTGTATTGACCACATAAATGGCAATGGTCTGGACAATAGAATTGAAAATCTTAGACCAGCAACGGAAGCGCAAAACGCTCAAAATCGTGCATTGTTGTCAACAAACAAAACAGGCTACAAAGGCGTTCGCACTCACAAACGGTCAAACCGTTTTCAAGCTCAAATATGGGTTCAAGGAAAATATAAATACCTTGGCACATTTGACACCAAAGAATTAGCGGCAGAGTTTTTAGAGTTAGCAAGAGATATGCTACACGGCAACTTTGCCAATCACGGCATTTTTAGGAGTATTTAGCCATGGCGTTGGACATTCAAGGAACCGATTATCTCAAACTGCCTGTTGGTACTACGGCACAGCGCCCGTCTGTTCCTGCGTCAGGCATGATTCGCCAAAACTCCACAACGGGCAATCCTGAGTGGTATGACGCTACGACTTCTTCTTGGCTGCAATTTAGTCAACCTGCTGGGTATTCTGTTAATTACCTTGTTGTGGCGGGTGGTGGCGGCGGTGGGTATTCAATTGCTGGCGGCGGTGGTGCAGGAGGATTGTTGGTAACAACCACATCTTTATCTTCTGGTACTGCTTACACAATTACCGTAGGTGCTGGCGGCGCTGGCGCAACTAGC